AAAAAAGGTGATGTGGTTAAATTACTTTCTTTTAACAGAAGAGAAAAAGGTAAAGCAAGAGTAAAAGGAGTTACAAAAGCAAGACCTAATAAATTTGGTATAAAAAATCATTACATTACCAATAAAGGAACTTTTTCAGATATGGAAGTTGAAGGAACAACTGCATTCAAATTAAGATTTAAAGGTAATACTGAAAAGAAAGTTATGAAAGCAATGGGTTTAGAATCCGTTAAAGAAGGTGGTCCAGGTAGTGGAAGAAAGAAAGATGGTGATGATGATAAATGGAGTGGTATTGGTTATGATTCATTTGAATCAGTAAATGAAAGTAAATCTGATGTCCTAAAATCTTTATCTGAAATCAAATCATTAATATATTCTTTATATCAAGAAATGTCAAAGGTACAAAAACATCTTGACCCAGAAGATGCACAAAAAATTAAAAAACTGATGTCGAAATCACTTGGTGATTTAGATAAATCTACAACTTTTATAAAAAGTTTATCAAGAAAAATGGAATCAGTAAATGAAGCTTCATTAAAAATATCACAATACAAAACTTCAATAAAAAAATTGAGTCATTCTCAACAAGATAAACTTTTTGATTTCTTACATAAGTTAAAGTTAATGAAACTTAGAGATTTTATAAATTATCGTGATGGCAGTCTTCATATAGCTAAAAGTAGTATAACACCTAAAATAAAAAAAGACATTGAAAGAAAATTTAAAATTCGTTTAAAAGAATCAGTAAAGGAAGATATACTTAATGAAATAAATTACAAACAATTTGTAAAGTATATGAATGACTTTTACGGGCCTAAAGGAGTTTATCCAGATAAAAAGAAAAGAACTTTAAAGATGAAAGACATAGGACAGGCCTATTCAATATTATTGAATAAGAATCCAAATTTTGAAATCGGATATGATTCTACAGATAGAGAGATGTTAAGAGATATTTTAGTCAAGTTAAGAAAACTTGACCCTGATTACTCACAAAAGAAAGAATCAGTAAAAGAAGGAACTGGTCTTACATATAAAAAAGGTAAGACAGTAAAGGTTAAACATAAAACATCTGGAAAAAGTCTTGTCATTATAGATAAACCAATTGTAAGAAAAGAATATGAAAAGATAGGATATTATGCTGAATCTGTAAATGAAGGACTTATTGATATAGATAAACAAATGAAGGCTGGAACATTTGACCCAAAGAATCCACAAGTACATATTCTGGGTTATGGTGTAATGAGTTTAAAAAATTTAAGTGGAGCGTTATCAAGAAAATTTGCAGACTTATCAAAAAGAGCTAAAAAGGGTGAGATAGAGAATGTAAATTCAATATTAAATAAGAGTGGAGTTCTACAATCATTTGTAAAGGCTTATATGGATGCAAAGACACAATTGAATAAACCAACTATGAAAAGAAAAATTACTATGTATATGAGGAATAAATAATGAATTGGAATAAATGGAGAGATTACCGACTGGGTGAAACAGAACCAGATATGCTCGATGAATTAGCAGAATTATTATCAGAATATAGTAATGTTGGTGGATATGTTCCAGGTTCAATTAAAACACCATCTAAAATGAAACCACATATGATGAAGTATTCTAATAAAGAAGCACAAAGATTTGCAGAAGATGATGTTAAAAAGATGGGAAAAGAATTAAATAAGGCTTCACAAAGGGCAATAGCAATAATGTTAGGTAGTGTTAAGAATGGTAAGTATGATGCGATGGATATGATTCGTGCTATCAAAATGGGTAGAGGTGGTGATGTAAGTGCAGGAGTACCTGAAATGTTAAGAGTATTGTGGGCTAAAGTAGAAAAAAGATTTAGAAAATATTTAGGTGGTAAGAAGAGGAGAGGTTAAGTGTGTCAGTTTACAAACCAGATGAAATTAATGCTAATGATTGGTTTGAAGAAGTTAGACCTAAAAATGGACCTTTAAAGTTATATTGGGCAGAAGATGGACTTCCAACAACGAAACCATCTCTCAAAAATAAAGGTTATGGTTTAAGATATCTTTGGTATTATAAAAATAAAAAAAGACTTGAAGGTTTTTCAAGAAGTTGGTTTTTTAATCCAGTTTGGAAAGACCCAAACCTTGGCGATAATAATAATGGGCCATTGAGATTTCTCGCACAATGGAAAAACCCAATTCAAATAGATAAAGAATTCCATGATAGAAATAGGGGATGGTGTATGCATTTTTATAAAAATGGATTACCATCTGTAAGAAGAGAGTTTGTATATTTTAATGAAGAGTGGAATAGATTTAATGATTTGGTGTTGGATATATGGACTCCTGATGGTAAACAAGTTGTTCGTGATGGTAATGGAACATTTATTAATCATGCTCCAATAGTATCACAAGGTGGTGGTTTTGTTAAATGTGAATGGGCTGATAGAGTAGAAGAAGATTTTTATCTTCCAGAAAATGGATATATACCTGGTGCAGAACAATTGTTTTCTTCCAATTCAACAAAGGTATGGGATAATCTTGAGTGGTATCAAGGGTTGGATTTAGTTAACTTACCACCAAGATTTATAAATTATACTTGTGAGTTTAAAAATGGTTGGAAACGAATAGAAAAATTTTTTATTAAAGATAAAAAAACAGGAAAAAATGCAAGTAAATGTGTTAGGAGTATTACATATAAACCAGACTCACCTGTAGTGGATAAAGATGAAAGGATTCACAATCTTAATTTGAATGATTGGGAAATGAAGTATGGGGATTTATATTCATTTAGGATTACATAATGGTAGTAAAAGAACATAAAGAACCATGGCAACATTTTATTATTGAAGATTTTTTTCCACAAGAACTTTATCAATCAATTAAAAATACACCACCATTAGATGTAGATTATAATACAATTTCAGGATTCAGAGATACTTTACAAGGTAGAGTATTTTTTTCAAATGATTATATTAAAGAAAATCCACATATACATCCTGTATGTGAATTTCTAAATAATAAAACTGAATGGGAAAAGTATGGTTGTGATTTAACTAATACTTTGTTGAGACCAGAATTAATTGATGATAGATATCCATTTTTTCATCAAATACACCATGATACACCTGAAAAGAAAATAACTATTATTGTTAATATAGATAAGGAAGATGAACAAAATTTAGCAACAGATTTATATAAAGATAAAGATACTCATTCTAAGAAATTAGAGTGGAAAAATAACTCAGCAGTTTTATTTATACCAACAGAAGATAAGTTACATGGATTTGACCCTATTAAATATGAGGGTATTAGAAGAATTATGATTATAAATTTTGTAGATATCGATATATGGAGAAATAAAACACAATGTTATTATTAGTTTTTTAAAAACAAACTATTTATTACATATCATGATATTTATATATGAAATAGGAGACCCAAAATGGCAAAATTAAAAGATATAATAAACGAAGGCTTTTCAGTAGTTGGTGGAGTAGTTTCTACACCTGCTATTGGTCGCAGTGCTGATTCACTATCAAACATAGTTGAAGATATGTATGGCAAACAAGAAAAGGTATCAGCAAAAGAGATACAAGAATCAATGAAACAATTTGTAGGTTTTAGTGAAGTATTCCAAAACCAAAACAATATAAGTGAAATTGCTGAAACATTATCAAACATTGCAAATAATGCAAAATCTTACACATTAAGTGAAACTGATGATTGGTTTGATAAAGTTACTGTCAATCGTAATATGAAAGAATTAACAAACTTATCAAAACAATTTGGTAAAATTGCAAAAGAATCTAATTCACTACAACAAAGAATGAGTGGATTGTATGAGGATATGGGTCATGTTCTTGGTAGATATTTTGAAATGGAAGGTGGAGAACCATCTTCAGAAGAAAGTGATGAGAAAGTAAAAGCTGGATTAGATGGAACACCAGTAGAGGGTTCTAATATCAAAGAAGGTGATTATGAAGCATTCTTTCAAGGTGCAATGAAAAAATTTGGTATCTCTTCACCAGATGAATTAGATGACGAGAAGAAAAAAGAATTTTTTAATTATGTAGATTCTAATTATTCTGGTAAAAAAGAGACAGACTAATGATTAAACTTCAAGATTTAATAAAAGAAGCTAGAATCAGTTCTGCTGATGTAGACTTATTCAAAGCAGTAAGGAAAATTATTACAAAGATAATGAAGATGAATGGTGGTACAGCAGGTAAAAGACATACCACTTCAGTTCGAGGATATCATCAATTTTCAACAGGTGTTTCAGGAAAATGGAGTTATGCTTGGGAGCCATTCAAACGAGGTGCTCCAGGTTATGGATATATCAATGTAATGGGTGATGAAAAAACAATCAAAAAAGTTGCTCGTAAAATCAATAGTCAGGCAAGAAAAGTTGGTATCAAGATTAATTTTAAACATGGTGTTACAGAAGTAAATCAAAACCCATATTGGAAAATTAAATCAGCACATGGCTACGATAGTAGACAATTTGATAAAGTAAGAAAAATATTTAAAATGTATAAAGTTCCATTTTAAATGGATAAAAAATAAATAGAGGTTAATTTGATAAAAGTAGAAGTCCGAAAAGGACAATCGATAGAAAAAGCTTTAGCAATTTTCAAGAAAAAAGTTAAACAAAGTGGAATGATGTTAGAACTTCGTGAAAGAAGTTATTACGAAAAACCATCAGCGATTAAAAGAGAAAAGAAAAATAAGGCTATTCTAAGAAACAAATACAAAGTTTTAAAAGAAAAAGAAAAAGATAATTTAAAAAAATAATACACACTTCGTGTTCATCTTTTTTACTTTTCTTATATTTATAATTAAATAAATACACTATCATACATTCGTATATCATATAGTGTAACCGATGATTAAACTAATCTAATTATAGTTCCGAATAACTATACTGAATCCAATTATGGAGAAACAAAATGGATGATTTACTAAAAGAAGCCATTGCTGATGCAAAAGCTGTTCGTGAAACTGCACTTGCAAACGCAAAAATGGCACTTGAAGAAGCATTCACACCGAAACTTAAATCTATGCTTGCTAAGAAGATTCAACATGAAATAGAAGATGAAGGCGAAGATGTTGCTGACGAACCTGTTTCAGAAGAAGAACTTGAAGATGAAGATGAAGATGCAGTAGCAGAATCATCTGATGATTCAATGGCTCCACCAGCAGAAGATGCTGATGTTGATGTTCAAGAACAAGAACTTTCTGATGAAGATGAAGATGCAGTTGAAGAACAAGAACTTGCTGATGAAGATGATGTAGTTGACCCTGCAAATTCTGAAGCTGGCGGTCCTGTATCTGAAGAAGAACATTCTGATGAAGATGAAGAACCTGTAGCTGAAGAAGAACATTCTGATGAAGATGGTGATGAACTTGACCTTGAAGCAATTCTTAAAGAGTTAGAAGAAGAAGATGATGAACCTGTCGAAGAAGAATACGAAGACGAGTCCACAGAAGACGGACACGAGGAAGTATCTGAAAACGATGTAAGTTCTGAAATCGGTGATGCCGACAACAAAGTTAATGATGATGCAAATGATTCATCTGAAACTGGTGCACAAGGTCCTGAAGGTGAAGGAAGTGATTCCGCAGCTGGACATGAAAATTCTGAAGACGAAGTAGTCAAAGAAGAAGAAGAGCCTGTTGAAGAAGAAGATGACATTGATTTAGAAGAAGTATTAAAAGCTCTTTCTGAAGAAGATGATGCAGAAGCAGATGACAGTGTTGAGGAAGTGAATAGACTTCAAGCTGAAATTAAAGAGCACAGAGATGTTGTAAAATATCTTCGTGGGAAACTTAATGAAGTTAACTTATTAAATGCGAAACTATTGTTTTCAAACAAACTTTTCCGTGCGTTTGGTTTAACCAACGAACAGAAAATGAAAGTTGTTGAAACTTTTGATAGAGCTAGAAATCTAAGAGAGATTAAACTTGTGTATTCTACACTTGCAGAATCTTTTAATGGTCGTAAAGCACAACCTATTAAGGAATCAAAAGGTTCAAGTTCGAAAGCAGTTGCTTCAACAAAACCACAAAAAGAAGTAATTTCTGAAGGTGAAGAGTTGAAGAATCGTTTTAAGAAGTTAGCTAATATAATTTAACAATTTACTATTAGGAGACTATAATGAGTAAAAATACTTCAGCAATAGAATCTTTGATGGATGGATATAATCCACAAAGACAACTATTGGAACAAACTCGTAAGTTAGTCAAGAAATGGGAGCCAACAGGTCTTTTAGAAGGACTTGGGCAAGACCATGAAACTAATGGAATGGCTGTTCTACTTGAGAACCAAGCTCGTCAATTAATTGATGAGGCCTCAAGAACAGGTACATCTGCAAACTCTGAAGAGTGGTCAGGTGTTGCACTTCCTTTGGTTCGTAGAATTTTTGGTGAGTTAGCTGCACAAGAATTTGTGTCAGTTCAACCAATGAATCTACCTTCAGGTCTTATTTTCTATCTTGACTTCAAATATGGTACTGCCCAAACAGGCAACCATACTGAAAATTCTGATGTTCATGGTAACACATCAGGTTCAGGCGATGCAACTGGCGGTCTTTACGGAGCAGGTAAATTTGGATATTCAATAAACGACCAATCAACAGCAGCACAAGCAATTCACGCTTCTGCAGCAAGTTCTGGAAATTATATTTCTGGTTCTGTTAGTTGGGCAGATGTTGATTTTGAACCAGATTTATCAAGTTCAGTATCAGACGGAAATGGTGCAGACAATGGTCTATGTAAGATTACTGTCTCAACCGCAGCTATGACATCCCCTGATAAAGAAGGCATTCGTGCATTCTCAATTAGTGGTTCTGGGTTCGATGAATTCTTCCCAGCATACACCAAATTGAACGCGGCAGAGGATGAAATATCCTTTATCGTAAGAAAATCTATCGTTGGTGCAACAGGACCAGTGGTAGTTAAGTATCATAAAGAAGCTGCTAACAATTACACTCGTGGTGATTTTGAAGCTGCAGCTGCTGACATCGATGCAAATCCAGAAGCTGATATCGACATTCCTGAATTAGATATCGCGTTGAAGAGTATTCCTATCATAGCGAAAACTCGTAAGTTAAAAGCAGTTTGGACTCCTGAACTTGCTCAAGACTTGAACGCATATCACTCAGTTGATGCCGAAGCAGAATTAACTGCACTATTAAGTGAATACATCTCAATGGAAATTGATTTGGAAATCCTTGATATGTTGTATGCTAATGCATCTGCTAAATCAGAAAACTGGTCAGCTCGTGTTGGATATGAATACGATTCAACTGCAAATTCATCTGCAGGTGGATTCGCTCAATCAAGTGGTGAATCTAATGCTTACACAAAAGGTACTTGGTTCCAGACTCTTGGAAACAAGATACAAGCTGTATCTAACGCAATCCATCAGAAAACTCTTAGAGGTGGTGCAAACTTCTTGGTCGTAAGTCCAGAAACTGCAACTATCATCGAGAGTATTCCTGGATACGCTGCTGATACTGCTGGTGAAGCAACTGAGAAATCATTTGCAATGGGTGTTCAAAAAGTAGGGGCACTTAATAACAGATATACTGTCTATAAAAACCCTTATGCACAAGAGAATAAAATCCTTGTCGGTTTCAGAGGAAGCAATTTCTTAGAAACTGGTGCGGTTTATGCTCCATATGTGCCGTTAATCATGACACCACTCGTTTACGACCCGAAAAACTTCACGCCAAGAAAAGGTGTGATGACTCGTTACGCGAAGAAAATGGTTCGTCCAGAGTACTACGGAACAGTCACGGTCGCAGATGTAAACTATGTATAATTAATTTACTAATTATATATTGGTACATGAGGTGGTGTTATTATAATACCACAAATATGAGAAAGGGATATCAATTTTGGTATCCCTTTTTCTATGCTTTGATATTTATTAATGGAATGTTCTAAAACAATTTTAGGAGAAAATATATGGCTCAAGAACCAATATGGCCTGGGAGTGGTTCGGCAATAAGTGCAAGCACACCTTTTGGTTTTTATGATGATGATTCAGATTATCAAACAGATGGACCAAAATTTGCAAGTTGGTGTGCTAAAAGGTTGGGTTATCCAATAACTGCAGTTGAATTACAAGATACACAATTTTATGCGTGTTTCGAGGAAAGTATTACAGAATACTCTGCACAAGTCAATCAATTTAATATAAAAGATAATTTATTAAGTTTAAAAGGACAATCAACAAGTTCTAATTTAACACATAAAAGACTATCTCATACTATGGGTGAACAGATTTTTATTTCAGAAACCTATGGAAGTGAGGCTCAAGTTGGTGGACAAGTAAAAACTTACAAAAATAAGATAACTCTTGTAAGTGGTTCACAAGATTATGATTTAAATTCATTAGTTGCTGATATTAGTGGAAGTGGTGCAATTGAAGTTAAACGAGTATTTCATGAAGCAGACCCTGCAATTACAAGATACTTTGACCCATACGCTGGCACAGGTCAACAAACGAATAATATGTTAGATGCATTTGGATTTGGTGGTTCATCACCAGCCATTACATTTATGTTACAACCAATATATGCTGATTTACTTAGAGTTCAGGCAATTGAATTCAATGACCAAATTAGAAAATCTGCTTACTCATTTGAGTTGGTTAATAATAACTTACGAATTTTCCCAACTTGGACGAGTGATGTAACAGGTTCATTGTATGTTGAGTGGGTAAAAGTTTCCGATAGAGATAATGCATTGAGAACAAGATATAGTGGTTCAAATGATACAATATCAGATATCAGTAATGCTCCATTTGATAATATGCAATATAAGTTAATTAATCATGTTGGTAAACAATGGATTCGTAAGTATGGATTGGCTTTATCAAAAGAATTATTAGGTATGGTTCGTAGTAAATACGGAACTATTCCTATTCCTAATGCTGATGTTTCATTAGATGGTGATACATTGAGAGCAGAAGCAACTGCTGAGAAAGAAACATTAATAGAACAATTAAGAGAAATGTTAGACCAAACAAGTAATAGGGCACTTATGGAAGCTGATAGAGAGGTTGCAGATAACCTACAAGAGAAGTTGAAAAAAGTACCTTATCCAATTTATATAGGATAAACAAATGGCAAGTAGATTTTGGCCAGCAAGAGATACCAATTTAGCAAAACGATTCAATGATGAACTTGTAGGAAACCTTAAAGATGGTAAAGATGGAATCATTGGACATGATGTTACATTTTATAGAGTTTCAACTTATGATACTCAACCAAATATGTATGGTGAAGCTGGAGAAAGTGGAAAAGTATATGAGGCAGGAGTAAAATTATCTTGTATCATTGAAGCAGGAGATTTCGATTGGGAAACAAACGAATTCGGTCCTGGTTCAAATCAAGAAGTTCAATTCCACTTTCAAAGAGATATGTTAATTGATGTTAATTTCAGACCAGATGTTGGTGATATTGTTAGTTGGAATTTAGGTTATTTTGAAATCCAAAGCACAAATGAAAATCAACTTGTTGGTGGGGATTATAATAAAAATTGGACTATATCTTGTACTGGTGTATTAACAAGAATAAGTTCGTTAAACATTGAACAATCGAGGGCATTTTAATGGCAAGAAGTAAACCATTATCGAGAAAGGCTCGTAGGGATTTAAATTCAGTTGCAATAAGACCAGATTTTAATAGAGGTAATCAACTTCGTAGAGATAAAGATGAGGTTAAAAATGTTTCTAATACAATCATGGATATGGATAAAGCTATTATGTTTTATTTCAACGAAGTGATTAAACCTACAGTCATAGATAACAAAGAAACAGTCAAAGTTCCTGTGATGTATGCATCACCAGAAAGGTGGTATTCAATACAAAGACAGGGATTTATGAGAGATAAACGCCAACAACTAATTACACCTGCAATTGTATTTCGTAGAACTGGTATTGAGAGAAATGATAATATTCCAGTTGATAAAATGGATGCAAACAAACCACAAAATTTTCAAACATTTAGACAAAAATATTCTCAAAGTAATCGTTATGATGCCTTTTCGAGAACTGTCGGTGAAACACCGAACAAAGAATTATATAATGTAATAGTTCCAGACCATGTTATATTGAATTATGAATTTACAATTTGGACTTCATACATCGAACAGATGAATAAGATAGTTGAACGAGTAAACTATACTGATGGTGCATATTGGGGTGAACCTGGTAAGATGAGATTCAGAAGTAGAATAGAATCTTTTACAGATGCAAGTGAACTTGATGCTGGAGAGAGATTGGTTAAAACTACATTTGGAGTTCAATTATATGGATACATTATACCTGAAGAATTTAATAATATTATAACAACAAAGAAACAATTAACACCTAAGAAGCTAGTTTTCAATATGGATGTTGAAAAAACAGCCGAAGAAATAGCTCCAGGATTAGAAGGAGATGGTGGTGTATCAATTCAATCACCCGTAAAAGATGTTTTCTCAATAACAACAGCATTCCCACTTACTTTTACGGCAGGAACTGGTGTAACATTATCAAATAGTGGTGTAGGATTTGATGGTAGTCAAGCAGTTAATCAAACAATTTCTATTGGACAGGATGTATCACCTACTTCTAATGTAACATTTAATCAAATAACAGGTACAAGTTTAGTATTTGGTAATCCGACAGTTTATACTTATCAAGGTATTAGTGGTAGTCTGAATATAACTGGTTCGGTAACAACAACGGGTGATATGACAGTTGGTGGTGATACTACTATTACAGGTACTCTAACTGCAAAAGAATTTCATACTTCTTATGTATCATCTTCTATAATATATCAAAGTGGTTCAACACAATTTGGTGATACTACGGATGACCAACACTATAGAACTGGTAGTTTTAATTTAACTGGTTCACTTAATTTAAATGGATATAGTGTAAATGAGATTTCTAATGATAGTGCTTTGGCAGACCAAAGTACAACCGCATTAGTTACAGAACAGGCGTTGAAAAACTTTGCAACATCAGAGGTTGAAACTACACAAGAATATTTAAGAAAACAATATTATAAAACATCATCAACAATATTAAATACTGCCACAGCAAGTTTTACAGCAGTAACTGCTTCAGCACCATCTGGACAAACTGCAACAACCGAACACGATTTTATATTCTTTATCAATGGTCAATACATGGAACACGATGCACTTACTATTGAACAAAGTGGTTCGGTATTTTTACTACAAGTAGATACAAGTGGAATAGGATATGAATTAGAAAGTGATGATGAAATAATTTCAATCGGAAAATTTAACTCATAGAAAAATGCCATTATTTAAATTTAAAAATCCACTAACCATTACAGATTCAACTGGTGTAACATCGACTGGAACAGATAATTTAACAGGAACTACACGCTCTACTCCTGTAATTAGTATTGGACAAAATGTAGCAACAGGTTCATCTGTAACTTTTGCACAAATAACTGGTTCAGATACTATGATTGTTGGAACTGATTCTCAAAATATTGTTTTAGGATATCAATTTATTAGTGGTTCAACAATTTTATTGGATGGTCCTTCATTTGAGGTAACAGAAAATCATATACATAATGGTGATTTAACTATAAATGGAAAGGTATCATATCCAACTGCAAGTATTTCTGGAACAACATACACTACTACTATACATCAAAGTGGTTCTACTACATTTGGTGACACTATTGATGATACTCATATTGTAACTGGTAGTTTAAATATAACTGGTTCATTAGTATTGAATGATACTTTTGCAATTAGTGGTATAAGTAACAATAGTGATTTTTCAGCCGCCAGAACTGATTATTTAGTAACAGAAAGAGCAGCGTATATTGGTGTG